GCCCATGCCTCTAACAACAGCTTCTCCGCCATGATTAAATTTAGGGGTAACACCTTCTTCTTGAGCCATCTCACTTAAAGCTCTATTTTTTGCTTTTTCGTTTCCTTCATTCTCTGTTTTAGAATGTAATTGAGATTCTTTTGAATCTTTATACTTTTTATATTTTTTCATTGCTTTGTCTCCAAAGTATGAAACGTCTACTGAATCTTTCTTTTTTGGCATTATATTTTTCCTTGTTTCTTTAATTTCTTTATATCACCTTTTGTAAGACCTGTTAAGTCCACTTTTGGTTTTACCAAAGTAATATCTGGGTATTGTCTTTTTGGTTTAAAAATATTTTTTATCCATTTCCACATGTTATGTCCTTACGTTGGTTGGTTTTGGCCCCGCATTACTTGCCATTCTTTTTCTGGTTACAGCAGATGCCTTTTGCGACTTTGACATCGCTGTGGCTTTTGCAAGTGGTACGCACTTCGGATACTTCCGACTTGAACCACTGGCAGATTTTCTTCCACACTCTTGAAACTTGCCGTCCTTTTTCTTTGCTCCAATATCTACCCATTTTTCTTTAAACCATTTTGTTAATCCACCTGATTTCATACCAGGTACACAATTAGGAACCGTACGATTTCCTTTTTTTTTCATACCTTTTTGAACGTAGCCTTCCCAACAAGAACCTTTCTTGTTCACTAAAATACACCCTTAAAATTAGTTCCTCTAATAGCTGCTCCGCCACCTCTTGCTAATTTTATTGTTTCTAAAGTCTTAGCTTGTGCTTTATGTAATCCCGATGCTTTGTGTAAAGCTTTAGCAACCTTTTTAGTTTTGATACTAGCTTTTTTCATTTCTTTCATGTGTGAAGCTGTATTAATTCCACCAACTTTCATTTTCTTTGGTCCCCAATCTTTTCTTTTTACTCCTGATGGATCTTTTGCTTTTCCTGCACATATTTTTGATGCATATGCGTTTGCATACGCTGAAGGATATACTTTAAATTTTCTTTTAGCGGCTGATTTACCCCTAGCACATAATTTAGTCATTACTTCCAACCTTTCTTTGCTAATTTTGGTTTACCTTGTCTTAACATTCCGCCTTTTTTCAATCCTACAGAATAATTAAAAACACCATTTGTCACTGTTGGTTTTTTATAAGAAGTTGTTTGTATTTCTTCCATTGGTGTGTCTAGAATAGGGAGAATTTTTTTAATTGGATCCGAATCATTATTGTTAATTATTGGATCTGGTCGTTTTCCAAATCCTGCATCTTTTAAATAATCTTTTCCAATTTTAGAATTTGGTTGTAACACTTTTCCCGTAGTTCTGTAGGCATCTCTATATAAACCTTGTTTTCTAGAAAATTTTTGTCTAGCTTTATAATTTTGTTTGGCTACATAATTTACTAAAGGTCCACCAAAAGGTAATACCGAACTTAAGGCTAAACTTTTTGCAAAACCTAATGGTTTTTTAAAAGGAACGTCTTTTACGGTTGGACCAATTTTAGATGAGCCGGGTCCTTTTTCTCCTCTAGAACCGCCTGTTGTACTAGTTCCAGGAGACATAGCTTTCCCTCTTCTAGTATCAGCTTCCGCGCCCTTAAAAGCTTTTAAAATTTTTTTCTTTTTCATTTTTTATCCTTATTCATTCCGCCTTTGAAGATCTGAGTTCCTTTTATACCATAGATGCTCGCCACGACAAGGATCCATAAATTTGTGAACCATTTGGGAAGCTCTGAGAACATCTCAAAAAACAATTTTACTTTGTCCATCGCTCCCGGATCGTCACTTACGACTGCCCAGGCCAAAATTGCTATGGGCAAACTTAGAATTATTAAAACTGCCTCGTCCTTCCAATCTGAATTTCTAGATTCTAACAGTTTTCCCTGGTAAGCTTCCTCACCTTGCGCCATTTTTCTTGCGTGCATCATTTGCGCATCGGCCATCAGCATCTTTGTCTCTTGACGCTTCTTGAAGATGTGCGTACCTGCTTGGGCCGCTAATTTTATTGCACTTAACCACATTATAATTCTCCTGTCTTCTAATACTCATGAAGTCTATCATTTTATCTATGATCAAGAAAGCCCTGTAGCCTGTTTGTCTCCATCTCCAGGTTTGTTTGTGGTGTCTTTGACGTTTTTTACAAGGAATAACGTTAGCTCCGAACATATCTGAGAATCTTTGTAGAGTATCCTGGTCGGACATCTCAATAGTACATGCAAATATTTTTGTTCTATTTTTTCCTTTTGACCAAATGCCAAAACTTCCTTCTCCATCAAAGACTCCAGCTAAAAAAAGTAATTTAGACTGTACTGGAAGACTTTCGTATGAGTTTTTTGGTGTATTTTTTAACACTTTTAAACTTCTTTTCAGTTAAACCTTGTGGGTTTGGCCCTCTTTTAGGTGGTGGTCCATAACGTACACCTCCACTTAATCCTTTTTCATTACTTCTTGGCAATTTTTTCTCTCGCTACTTTTAATCGTTCGTCAGACTGTTGTGATTGTTCACTTAACTTATCGTATTGGAAATCTAATCTTGATGCTTCTTGCTGCATGTCCATTTGAGCCCTCATTTTTGTCTCTTCAGCTTTTCTTTGAAGGTCCATAGCTTTTAGATCTATCTCTTGCTGCTTTAATTTTACAAGTGGGTCTTGTTTTCCTGCTGCTTGTTGCATTTCCCCTTGAATTAATTGCTCTGTAATTTCTGCGACAGCAGTTGCGACTGCTTTATCAAACCTAATTTGAAATTCTTGTGGATTTGATTTTTGTAGCATGGCCATATTAGGATCACTCATTAATTGTTCTCTAACTTCTTGTGTTGCTTTAAACGAAACATGATCAGAAATATGAGATTGTAGTAAAGCATAAACAGGTGGATTAATTTGAACCATTCTAGATTGCATAAATGCCATGTGAGCTGCAATATGAGCATCGTGATCTTGAAATTCAAAAACAGTTAGTAGTTGCATCTGTAAAGCACGTGCATTTTCTTTCGCTGGATCCATTGGTTCGGGAGCCGGTGGCGGTGGTTTCAATAATGCTTCGATTTGTTTAGTACCTAACGCTTCGTAAACTCTTCTATATGCTTCATGAATATTGTGTAGCTGTGGATTTGATTGGGCTACTTGTAATTGTGTCTGTGCAAGCATAACTCTTTGAGCCATACTCATAATATTAGGATCAGCGACTGGTAAAATATCTACTTTGTTATCAAAATCCTGTGCTTTAATCATTCTGGGGCCTCCATAAACATCATAAGGATATTCCGGGGGTAAAAACTCACCCATAATTCTTGCTAAAATTTTAAATTCTATTTTCATAGCGTAGTAACAACGCTTATGAACACCACTCATTACACGTGATCCTCTTTCCATTAAAGCAACTGTAGTTCCAACCGATCTATTTTGTGTATCGTTACCTACACCTGAATCTGTAATAGCAGCAAACTTTTGTCCTGCCTGAACCAAGAAACCTAATAGATTAAATAAAGTTGTTGAGGGTTCTGTAAACGGTAGATTAAAAAATTGATCTCTAATATTCCCACCAGGTGCATCTACATCTCTAAACTCTCCTGGTTGAATAGGTTGATCATCATCCCTAACTCTAATACCACGGGATTTAAACCCTGCGGGTAAATTTTTTAAAGTACCTGCATCAATTAATTGTCTTAAAGATTGTGTTGCGGCTTGTGATAAACCACCAATCATGTGTGTAAGGCCAAAACCATAAAAACCAAGACCTGGTAAAAATTTGTAATGTACAAAATATTCAATTCTTTTGTATGTAGGATCATCGGGTCTGTAATTTCTATAAATAGATAGAACTTCTCCTGAGCCTTCATCAATAGTAACTACATAAGGAATTTTAACATTTTTTGCACGTGAATCAAATTTCTCATCATAGTCATCTAAATGTAAATCAACATGCATTTCTAAAATTGTATTTAAAGTATCCTCACCTGTGCTTTTAACACCTTCAAGCTCGTCTATTTTATTTTGCACGTTGTCCGTTGTCTCATTGCTACCTGTCAATTCTACTTCTCGGTAAAATCCAGCTGACATTTGTTTTAAGACTTCGTTCTCCGTCATCTTTTGTACGTGTGTAATTCTATCTGTATCTTTTAAATCGGAAGCATAATAAGGAACTACTAAATCTTCCGCTGGGATAAATTTAGATACAGGCCTTTGCTTTAATGAGTCGTAATATATTTTTTTAAAAGTACTACCGGACAGTGGTAAATAAAAAAGCATTTGGTCCATATCCGTTGTGTACTCTTCCATCTTCTCCATTAACATGTAGTTCATGTACTCTTTAACTCTATCTGCTTGTGACTCTATTGGTGGAGTTTGCACTCCTACAATTTGAGTTCTTACCGGGCCATCAGAGGGTACTAATTCTTTATAAGCTTGTGCTTGAAATTGTGTAACACTTTCTGCTAACAACGGATGAGTGACATTGGATGCACCTTTAAATGGTCTGGATACTTCTCTATATCTAACACCTAAAAGATCTAAACCTTTTATGTAAGCCTCTTCCCAATCTTTTCTTGATTCTCTATCTTTTTTATAATCGTCAACAAGTTCAATGGACATACGAGATAGAGTTCTCTCGTCCATGTCTTCTGCTAAATTAGCATTAAAATCATCTTGAAGTTTTTGTTCAGGAGATTCTTCTCCTTCTATTGTTACTTCGTCAACTTCCTCATCAATAATAGGCTGGCCTTCCTGTAATTCTACTTTTTCTTCTTCCGTTATTTCAGGAATATTACTTTTCTCAACAGCCATATATATTTATCCTTTTAGCCTTACCGGGGCTGAATAGCAACTAATAAAGTTTAGTCGCTTTGTTTCTACCAACC